CGGGGTGGCCGATTCAGTTTGAGCGGCATACTTAGAAACGCATGTTTAGTATCGCTCACTTCGTCTTTGGTTCAAGCGACTCCCTAAAAGAGGGAGGAAACACCCGCGCTCTTGTCAGAGATCCGGAAACTGGTCTTGTCAAGGGAACGGAGCAGGTCAAGCAGTTTCGTGGCCGATCAGCTTACGCTGAGAAAATAGATCTTCGCTCTGGAAGAATAAATCGCCAGGAATTACGTCGCGACGTGATCGAGATGTTGCAGGTTCTTGATGAAGAGTTCAACGCTGATCACGGTGAGCCACTCTGGGATCGTGCTCAACGAGACGATCTTCTCGGCTCGGGCTTCGCTTTCAACGGATCATCCGCGCACCTTTTCGCTCCGCCAGAGACCCTGTCGGATGAGAAGTTCATAGAGTTTAAGCCAGCGGTGGGAGATATTGATCTCACAGTCCCCGCAGACAAGATGGAAGGTCTTTTTTCGACTCTCAATCGTCGAGAAGACGCGCAGCTCACTCCAAAGGTTGCGTACGTTGGTCATAACAAGAAGAGCCCAGGTCAGCATCAGATCAATGCTCTCTTCGCTTACACGTGGGACCCGTCCGCCCCGCCGGGCGAGGGTGACACTTTCTTTCAGATCGATTTTGAAGGATCTGAATACGAGGGCGGTCGTCCTTCGCCATGGGCAAAGTTTTCATACTCGTCTTCCTGGCGTGATGTTGAGGCGGGCGTAAAAGGTCTCGCCCACAAGATCCTTCTGTTTTCGCTCGCTGCAGTTCGCTCTCCACCACCCGTTGACGCTCGTCTTGCCACAGATTCAGCTACAGCTGAGAATCCCAAGATCTCGATGACCAAGGACAAAAAGTATGTCCCACCCAGCGCCGAGGAGATCGAGAGTAGAATCCAAGCTCGAATCGCCGAGATCGAATCGCAGCAGCCTAGAATAAACCCAGCATCAGCTCGTCGTAAGGCTGAGGCCGAAATCAAGTCTGAGCTCTCGGCGGCTGAGAAAAAGCCCGCTCGTTTGAGGCCCATGAAATCACTTGATCTTGTGACTGGATACTCTGACAGGTACAGAAAGCTCGATTGGCAGCACAACGGAAACGACGTTTACAAGTACTTGAAACGTGTCGAAAGAGCTCAAGCAGTCCGCGACATCAGAAAAATATTCACGGGGATGTTCGGCGAAAATCCACCTCCTACGGAAAAAGAGATGGATGACTTTGGATCATTCCTTGGTACGCTTGATATAATGAAAAATAGGATGACTCCACCTGAGATCGTTAGGGTTTACGAGGAGATGGTAATCAGGCTCTTCGGCGCTGTCGCCCAGCAAATCTCAGCGACTGATAAGAACGAAGATATGAGTGTCAAGGAAAAGATCCTTGAGGTGTTTAGGCAAACCCTTCCCGAGGCTGAATCTTCCACGATGGACATCGAGAGTATGAAGACAAGCTTCTACGCGAAATACAAGGTTCGTGGAGAGGAAGGGTTTGCCGAGGACGACACAACTCCGGGTGAAGTCGATGAATCAAGAGTGTACCGTCTCAATCGTCTAATAGAATCCGTAATCTGGGGAAGTTAATGTCCACCGACATTTCGATCGAAGACCTAAAAAAGGTCATGGTGCGTCCTGACGCATCACCACGTGCGCGTGCCAACGATATAAAGAAAGCCCAATCTTTCTTGAGTGACCCGAGCGTCAAGATCGTTGAGAAGATCGACGGCACGAAGCTCACGCTCCTTCGTCGTAACAACGCTTTCGACCCCGATGATTACACCAAGAATTGGTACATCGCTTACAAGGGAAACTTGATCTATCCGGGAGAGGCTAGGAAGCTCGCCTCACGAGAGGAGGAGGTTCGCTCTGGCTCGTCAGGAACTGCCCAATACTCGCTCATCCACTCGCATCTTGAGCGAGTTCATCGTAAGACGGCGTCAATCCCACCGGGGACCGAGTTCTTTCTTGAGTTCGTCCAACGTAAGCCGACGATCAGTCGCGAGTACCCACAGAAGCATGGGATCTTCCTTACGCTCTTCGGATCGTCTCGGTATAAGCTCACCGGAGCTAATCTGGTCACGAACATCTCACCCGAGAACGATGAGTCCAAGCTCGAGGAGTACGCCCAGATTCTGGGAGTCAAGACCTACCCGGTCCTTTTTGAGGGTAACCTTGACTCATTCCAGGGTCTTAAGTCTGGAATCAAGAGCGGATCCATTGAGCGTCGAGCGGCTGAGCTTGATTCAAAGCTCAGGTCGGCCTACAATGAAAGCGGACCTGAACGTTCTCTGAAGGTAGTCTCGGCAATTTACGACCTTTTCTCTGATTTTGATACGTCACTTTCGACCGAGAATGAACGTTCACCGGCCGAAGGGTCCGTCTTTAGAACCTCGGCAACCCAAGCTCTTTACAAGGCGCTTCGATTCGACCAACACGATGTTGAGCATCGTCAATCGATTAAGCAAAAATTCAGGGCTACGACCCCAGAGGATGAGCAGAGCTACTGGAGCTCCATCATCAAGATCGCCCAGGAGATAGCTGAGGAGCACGCTCCCACCCAGCAAAGGAATATCCCAGAGGACGACCTGAATAAGGTCCTGGAGAGGATACACGACGAGTGCTACTTCGACTCTGCGATCTCAAACCGCCTGGGTTCTCTCAATCATCCCAAGACGTTAATCCAGCGTCAGGAGGATCTCTTTCTTACGACGAAAATGAGAGTGATGAAACGTCTTGAGATTGGGACCCGAAACGGTATCAGCATCGGCATCTTCGTGGTCGCTGGAAAACCCGTCCACGCAGGTCACTGGCAGATGATCAACCTGGCAGCATCGGAGTGTGACGAGGCGCTCATCATCACGTCGACCGCAGGAAGGGACGAGCTTCCAGCAGGTGTCATGATCGATGCATGGAAAGCTGTTCTTGAACCACAGTTTCATCGTGACTTTCCAAACGCCACTCTCGTCATCTCCTCCGAGTCTCCCTTGAGCCTCGCTGTTGGAAAGATGCGCGAGCTGAAGAGCATGGTCAACAAGTTCGTATTCTACTCTGACGATGAGGACGCTCAGGGAAAGTACTCGTTACCTAAGCTGTCTGACACGATTAGGGACCCGTCTGTTATCGAAAAACTTGAGCAGAGACCCGTCCCAAGATCCCAGACTGTTCAGATCTCGGGAACAGAAATGAGAAAATTCCTGAATTCGGACGATAGGCAATCTTTCGATAGATTCGTTCCCCAGACCCTGTCATCAGAAATGAAGGAGAAGTACTGGAAGATCCTGAAAGGCGAGCACGGATCGATCACCGACGGGAAAAAAACATCAGTGATTTGCGCTCTTTTTGAATCTGTTAGCAGGAGTCGCGTTAATCAGAATAAATAATGAGAGGAGATTCAAGATGAAGATTTCAGAGAAGCAGCTTCGCGGTATCATTCGCGAGGAGATGGGCCGTCGCTCGATGAACGAGGCTGCGGCACCCGCAGCAGGCGGCAACGTTGCCTACAAGGTTCAGCCTGGCGACACGATTTCAGGCGTCCTGAAGGCACGCTACGGTATCGCCCTTTCGAAGCAGAATTACCCTCTCTACAACCAGATCGCCAAGGCGAGCGGTGTGGCAAACCCCGACCAGATCCTTGGGCCCGGCACCACCCTGCAGCTTCCGGCGACGCTCGGTGGGAAGACTCGAATTGATACTCCCGCTGCTGCACCAGGTGCCGCAGGCGCGGCGGGCGCCAAGGGCAAGCAGTGCGACCTGCCCAGCTACAAGGACAGCCTCGGTCAGGCTCTCGGAAAGATTGGTGTCACTGCACTTGCGGTGGGTGTCACCCTTGACGTCATCATCTTCGGTAAGTTCTACAATCTGACTGCGGATGCAGTTAAGAAAGCTGCGGACACTCTCCGTACCTTTGGGTCAACGGGCATTCAGGCTGCGCTCGGCACCGCCGCCCAGATGTTTACCGGTGGGGGCAGCGAGGTCGCGAAGAACGTGCTTGTCGGATTCTTTGATTACTGGTACATCCTTCTCTCTGGAACAACAAACGCAAAGATCAAGTTCTCAAGAACGTGCGACATCCCCACCTACGCTGCCGAAGTCGGTAGAGCGTTTGCCTTAGCCATCACCGCATTTCTCGGTGGTGTGAAGGGCGGGATACAGTCGGCGATCGACTTCCTGAAGACGAGTGCCCAGGCAGTGACTGAGCTCCTCAAGAACGCTGGTCTGCTGACCATCGGTATCAGCGTCGCGGCGATCAGCGGGCTCTTGAGTGGCCTGTCCGCCCTGATAAACATGGGAGCCCAGGCTGCCCAGGCTGCCATCTCCTCCGCCATCACCGCTGCGGGTAAGATGATCCAGGCTGGTGGCGCGGCTGTCACCGCCGCTGGCAACGCGACCCAGGCCGCGGGAGCGAAGGTCGCTGCTGCTGGTCAGGCTATGAGCGAGTCGAAGGTTAGGAAGCTCCAGAGTGAAAGGACACAGCGCTTTGCCGACGATATGCTTCAGGTCACGAGGGTTAACAACTACCTCGCTCGTATGAGCCCCGGCGCCCGCGCGTTGATCTCCGTCTGATTTCTCGAGCTATTTGCTCAAACGAACGAGCGGCAAATGCCGCTCGTTCCTATTTAGAGCTGGAGCTTTGCGATGTCAACGTTCATAACCACACTTAATCCAACACCGTTCGGCTTTTTTGACTCTGACGCTGACTTTCAGACCGAAGCTGACGCGATGGTGACGTTTGTCAAGCGTCGGCTTGGTGATGACATACTCTCGGTCGAGTTGACAAAAAAGCAGATCTGGGCTTGCTTTGAGGAGGCTTTCTTGGAATACGGTTCGATCGTGAACCAGTACCAGGCTAAAAGCCAACTTCTCTCTCTTCTTGGATCACAGACGGGGAGCTTGAATGAGGCGACACAGAAGTTTCCACGTGACACCCTCAACTATATCGTACGTCTCGCAGAGCCCTACGCCGTGGAAGCGGGACTCGGAGGAACTTATAACTCCCTTTCAGGGGCAATTTCCCTTCGCCAGAATGTGCAGGATTATGATCTCTATACCGAGCTCATGGATCCTTCCACGAATACTCCGGTCGTGAGCTCCTCCCTCAATCCCGGCAATAGGAAGATGAGAATCTTCGAGGTGATGCACTTCAACCCATCAGCAGCGTATCGATTCTTTGACACAACCTCGGCGATCAACTACCTCAATAACGAATTCAGCTTCGAATCGTTCACGCCAGAGACGGTTTTCTATGTCCTTCCAGTCTTTGAGGACATCCTCCGCGGCGGCCAGATGAACATATCGAACAGGGTACGTCGCTCGAACTACAGCTACAAGATCACCGGAACCAAGATTAGGATCTTCCCGTCCCCCACTGCCGTTAACCCGCTGAAACTCTTCGTCCGCGTTGGTTTCGAAAATGACCCGCTCAATCCGTCGGTTCCGGATGGGTCGTTAACCGGAGTCTCGAACCTTTCGAATGTTCCCTACGGTAACTTCATGTTCTCGAAGGTCAACTCTATAGCTCGACAGTGGGTTCGGCAATATGCTCTCGCTCTTTGCAAGGAACTACTTGGAATGATAAGGTCCAAGTTTGGATCGATACCCATACCAGGTGCTGAGCTTCAGCTCGATGGGTCTGACCTGAAGAGCACGGCCAAGGAAGAGAAGGACAAGCTTAGAACCGACCTCAAGGAGATGCTTGATTCCATGACGTACAACAAGCTCATCGAGACAAAGTCGGCAGAGGTTGACAATCTGCAGAAAATACTCAAAGCGACTCCGATCCCCCTGGGTCGTGTCATCACGATCGGTTGAATCATGGCACGCCTCTTCATAACTCCGCGAGAGATGGATCTGATAAGTGACCTCACGAAAGAGGTCATCAAGGATGTTATTGGGCAGAGGATATTCTACTATCCGGTACGAACCGACGTTACGACGGTTCACGACGTTTACGAGGAGTCCACCGAGAAGGTGTTCGATACTCCCATAGAGCTCGACGCGCTGGTCGAATGGTCACCGGGAGAGATAAGAACCAACAAGTTCGGAAGCGAGAAGTTCCACTCGATAGAGGCGCGGATTCATACCCGGGACCTGACCGACAAGAACCTGAGGATGAAGATCGGCGATTTCATGTCATACGGCTCTGTTTTCTTTGAGATAAACCAGGTCGTATCGATCAGTAAGATCTTCGGTCAGGTGGAACACGTCACCGGGTACAAGCTTATGGGCAAGCAGGCACGCGAGGGTCTTATCAGCCGTTCAGCTTCCGGCCCGGCGGCTCAGACCCTCGATACCGAGATCGTTACACAGGAAACATTCGTCCAGCAGCGTGGCGCTACGGAGAACGAACTTGGTGCCACTGCCGATCGTAGGGAGCTGCAGGCTGACGGTAAGCTCGACGCTCCGCTCACTGGCCCGAACAAGGTCGCTCCCGATGGCGTCAGCTCATCATTTTACGGTGACAAATGAGCACGAGATACTCTGTAGGTAAAAGGTACGGACGTGAATCGATCGACCTCGGCTACGAGAACAGCTCAGTACCCGAGAGCATCGAGATCCCAAGCTGCGGGCTGGAGGACGTCGATCGTGCGCTCTTTAACCTGTTCGAGAAGGATCTCCCACTCGTATATGAGCAGAAGGACGGAGGCACCAAGAGAGTTCCAGTCATCTTCGCAACGGGAGAGCGTTTCGCGATCAATCGAAGGAAGGAGCCACTCCGCGACAAGAACGGAGCTCTGATACTTCCACTGATAACGATCTCAAGGAATGGACTTGAGCAGCAAGCGCAAAAGTCGATCGAGATGGGAGATCTTGGAACTATCGACATCGTGAGAAGGATAAGCGAGGAAGATCCAATATACCAGAGGCTTGCGAACTCGCAAAACTTTAAGAACACTGGATCACCCGCCTCTGGAACGCGTAGAGATAAGCTTGACTCGCCGGGTCGAACGACAGGTGGTCGACTGCTGGAGCCCAATCTGGGAGCTGGCATCTACGAGACAATCTCCATACCCGTTCCGAAATTTTTTACGGCCAAGTACGAGGTCACGCTCTGGACCCAGTTCATGCAGCACAGCAACTCGATCCTTACAACGATCATGAGCGGGTACCACAACATCAGGGCACGTACGTACAGGATAGAGACACCATCTGGTTACTGGTTCTACGCAGCTTTTGAGCCCGACATCTCGTCCGAAACAACCTTCGACAACATGAGCGAGGATGAGAGGGCGATAAAGCACACGATGACCGTCACCATCCCTGCGTATATCATCCTACCCAAGTCGCCGGGAATCCCAAACGGTCTGAGAAGGACGCTCTCTGCAACCCAGTTCTCGTTCGGGATAGTGAGCGGCATGTCAGATCCTGAGCCCCCTGGCAACGTATCCGACATGAGGATCGATTCAAGGATACTGGATTCGGTCTCGACGGTCGACGATCCATCCATCGTCCAGTCGATCGGTTCGAATCCCGCCGCCCAATCGGAAAAATCTGCCGGCGGAAACCAAAGAAAAGGTAACTCGTCCCTGTCCCCCGAGTCTACCGCGATCGGTGGTACCGAGTCAAGCTCGACGAGGGTCACCAGCACCACCAGGAAGCTCTCAGAGGATCCCTTGACCGGAAAGCCAATGGACGTAACAGTCAAAGCTCGACTCATCTCCAGCGCCCACGGAGAGGAGGTTCTGACGAACATCACCCGCGCACTTAAGTCCGACAAGGATCTAAAATGATGTCGTGGTTTCTCTGTATGCGTGATACTTAGCTTCTGATTAGCCATTCATGATTAGGAGCATCTGATGTCCGAACAGACCTTTCGCTCTCCTGGGTTCTTCGAGCAGGAGATTGAGCTCACCGCCCCAGGTGCACAGCCCACCGGAATTCCAGGTGGACTTATCGGAGCAGCGGCCTCCGGCCCGGCCTTCGTACCGACGACCGTCGCGTCCTTCGCCGACTACTCTGCACGATTCGGAGACCTGGATCCCGAGCGTCCGGCGACTTACGCCGCAAACGAATTTTTGAAGCACAAGGGTGCTCTTACCTTCATCCGAGTTCTTGGAGCCGGCGCGAACGCGTCCGCTGGAGATGCCAGCCTCACCGCCGCGCAGGGCACGGTTCGCAACGCTGGATTCAAGGTCATCGGATCTTCTGTGGGATTGCCCGCCGGTGACAGTCGAAAGACAGGAGCGATCCAGTTCCTCGTAGCTCGTCACTCGATCCCCGCAAGCTCAACGAACCCATCCGAGTGGAAGGGATTCCCAATCTTCAGCGAAAACCCGAGCTTCAATCCTCCCGCCGGAGGCGACACGCTCAACATCGTCCGTGGCGTGCTGATGTTCCCCACCGGGGCCCGTGGTATGGTCCTTGACATGACGGGATCGAACTCACAGTGGACCGGCTCAGGCGCAGCTATCGACGACGTCGCCTCCACCGACCTCAACAGCTCATCGGCAACTTACAAGAAGTTCAAGATAGTTGTCTCATCATCGGTGGGTGCTTCTTTCGACACCACGGACGGGTTCGCGGGATTGAGGATCATGACCGCATCACTCGACCCGAACGCCAACGATTACGTTGGAAAGGTTCTTAACACGGACCCGAAGAAGTTCCAGGCTGAGCAGCATCTTCTCCACATAGATCTTCCTGTTGAGGATGAGCTCGTCGGTCTTGACACCGTGGGTGACAGCTGCATCGCGATCGCCTCAGGTTCCAGCTCCTCGTACCTCCAGAACTTCGGCAGGTACGACACACGTTTCACTACGGCCCGGACACCTTCGATCATCTCTCAACCCTTCGGCGGCAGCGAGTACGATCTGTTCAACTTCGAGACGCTCACTGATGGCGCTTCCGGTAACGACCTCTTCAAGGTCTCCATCTCGAACGTCAAGGCTTCCACAGACCCAAGGAATCCGTACGGAACATTCGACGTCAATATCCGCGATCTTTACGACACGGACACCTCAACGAAGGTTCTTGAGACCTTCGCAGGCTGCGATCTCAACCCGTCGAGCCAGAATTTCGTTATCAAGAAGATCGGAGATAGGAAAGTCTCCTTCAACTTTGACGCCGTCGATGAATCCGAGCAGCGCCTTATGATCTCCGGTAAGTTCCCCAACGCGAGCCGTAGGGTCAGGGTCATCGCTTCGGAAGCTCTCAGCGCCGGAACGGTTCCCCCGACCGCCCTGCCGTTCGGATTTAGGGGCATCCCGGTCATCAGGACGTCACAGACCCTGACCGATACCCTGTCCCCCCTCGTCGTTGGTACGCGAACCTATGGAACCGCTGGTGCTCAGCCCAGGATGAGCATACTCACCGCCACGGCGAACCCGCTCTCTGGATCCATCGTGCCCCCGTTGCCGTTCCGGTTCAAGGTCACCCGCGGAACTGTCGATGGCACCTCATACGTCGGATCACCGGGAATCCTCGAGATTCCGGACTCTCGTTACCACTGGGGTGTTAAGTTCGAGAAGCTCATCCCCTCGAGCTCGGCAGTCTCCTCCGTCATGAACTCGAACGATGGTACGCAGTTCAACCCGCTTACCCTCTCTTACTCGAAGTTCCAGGGAATCCAGAAGCTTGACGCTCTCGTAACGGGATCCGACGCGGATGCGTTCAACGCCAACAAGTTCACGCTCGCTCGTGTGGCTCTCTCGAACACCTCACTTTCTGACGTGACTGGAACGCTGGA